GAGCTTACAAAGGATGGAAAAAATATACAGCAGCTGGTGGAGCTACTGCAGCTTTAGGAGCAGGAGTAGGAGTAGGAGCTTCTTCAATTCATGTCGGAGCTAAAGAAGGAAGAATGCTTACAAAAGAGGAAGCATTACTTGCAGGAGGAGCAGGTGCAATACTATCTCCTATTGCTCTTGGAGTAACTGCTGGTATTTCTAAAGTAGCAGGTAAAGTTGCCCCTAATTTATTTAGTAAAGATAAGATTACTCAAGAAGGTGTAAAAAAATTACTAGCAGAAAATCAAATAAAAAGTTTAAATCTTAGTGCTAAACAATTAGCAGATATAAAAAAGATAAGTAATATTCCATCAGTACAAAAATTATTTAGAGAATTAACAGCTCAAGATAATAATTATATAAAGTATGTTTTACCTAGAGAAAATATTATAAAATTAATTGATAAGTTTAAAGGAAAAATTACTCCTAAACAATATAAAAAAATATATGCTACATTAAATGCAGCAGAAAAAAAACTTTTAAGTGGTACTAAAGTAAAAGACTTAAAGGGTAATATAAAAGACTTAGATAAATTAAAAATAGAGTATGGTCGTCAAGCACATAAGGCTATTGAAAACCAAGCTAAAGCTGAAAGTAGATATAATCTAGAAGTAGTTAAACAAGTTCATGCTATTGGAGGTTTAAAATCTCAACTAGGTAGAGCACTTGCATATAACTTTACTAGACCTTTTATAGGTGCGGGTATGGGTGCTGGAGTAGGTACTCTTTATGGAGAGACTGAAGAAGAATTTTATAGCTACTTGCGTGGAGGATTGGTTCTTGGTTTTATGAGTAGAAGCTTAAGAGCTGGTGCTCTTAAAGGCATTCCTTTAAAAGAACAACAAGGGTTTGCTAAACTTTTGAGTGGTAACTACATACAAAATCTTTTAAGAAAAATAAACATAGGTTTATCTACTAGTACATCAACAAGATTATCTGCTAGAGGTGGTATTGTAGATGAATTTTCTACAATGATGTTCCCTAAATTTGATACAAGTGTACGACTTAATATGCGGGGTCAAGTCATAGAAGGACAAGGAGCTAGACTTACAGGCTATTCTAATAATGTTGAAACTTCATCAGCTTTGGCTATGCAAAAATGGACTTCAGCTATCTTTAATAAAGAAGAAGGTGTTCTTAGAGATACTAGTTTGAAAACACAAGATGAAGCTCTTAAGATTGTTCGAGGAGCAAAGGGAAAATTTTCAACTGAGGCTCAAGAGTTAGCTGTAAGAATAAAAGATTTTCTAGGTAGTTTTAAATTTTACTATAATCAAGTAGGTATTAAAGAAGCAGAAGTCATTGCAAATTATTTTCCTAGAAAAATTGATTTTAATATAGTTAATTCAAGTCCTGAAAGTAAAAAAGCTTTTATGAAAGACATGTCTCAGGTCTTTATAAATATGACAAGAAATGCAAGTAAAAAAAATCCAATAAGAGTAGGAACAAAATCTGATGGTACACCTATAGTTGTTACCTCTCCTATAAAAACAATTAGTGAAGCAAAAAGATATGCTGATAATTATTTTAAAGCCCAAGCTAAAAATTTAGAACAAAGTATTATTAGTTCAGCAGATGATGTAGGTACTCAGAAAATAATATTACCTCTTAGTGAGCATATCAATAAAGAAAGAATACTCCAAGGTTCTTATGATGATGTAGAAAAAGTAATGGAAAAATGGTTAGTAAATGACGTAGGAGTTGTATTACATGACTTAGCTAGAACAAGTGTTAGGTCTGTTGAGTTTGCTAGAAAGTTTGGGCCAGAAGCAAATCTATTATCTGGTTATTTTAAAAGGTTAAATGAACAATACACAAAACAAGGTGGAGTTAAAAGTATAGATGAACTTAGTCCTAATCTTTCAAGAGAATTACAACTAGATAAACAATCAATAGTTGATGCTACAAATGCAATATTTAATAGGTATGGTACTAAAGGTTCTCAAACACAAAGAAATATAGTAGCTACTCTTTCTACTCTTGGTAACTTAACTATGATGGATAAAGTTACAATAGCTAACATTGGAGATTTAGTACAACCTTTCCAAAATAGTAGGCATTTTCTTTCTTGGATTCAAGGTATAAAAAGAACTAGTGCTTTAACATCTAAAGAAAAAGGTGGAGCAGAAGCTTTAGGATTAATGGATGATAAAATTGCTACACAACTTATAAAAGATTCAGCTATTGTTGGAGAAAGTACTTTAGGAACATCAACAAAATATATTGATACTCTTAGTAGAAGTAATCAATCTTTTTTTAAATGGGTAGGATTAGAAGGAATAACAAATTTATCTAGACGTTATGCTTTTAATGTTGGAATAGTTGATGGATTTAAAAGTGCTAGAGCTGTTGCTTTAAAAGTAAAAGAAAGTGGCGGAACTTCTATAAAAGATTTAAAAAATATAGATAAAGTACTCTTTGAAGATTTAAAACATTTAAGTAATTTGGGTATTAATAATTTTGATGATATAGTTAGACTAGGTTCTTTTAAAAATTTAGATGATGCTTTAGTTGCTAATGAAACTAGAAGTATACTTAATAAAATAGGTTTAAGAACTGCAGAAAGAGATGCTATTATCCCAACTGTAGGTAATAGATTATTATTTACTCAAACTAGAAGTCCTTGGATAAGACTTATAGGACAGTTTAGTTCTTGGGCACAAGCAAAGTCCTCACAAACAAATGCTTTAATTGCAAAAGCAGAAAGTGGAGAACAGGCACAATTAATTAAAATGACTGCAGCTTTAGTTGCATATGGTGCTATAGCTAATCTAAGAGAATTTGCAAAGTATGGGGAAGTAAGAACTAATACATCTGACCAAGATGAGTGGTACTCCCACGCACTTAATCTTTCTGGTAATCTTGGTTGGTTACCTACTCTAGTTATTAATAAATCAGTTGGACCAGGTTCTCGAAATACATTAGATTTTTTCCCAGGAACAAATATAGCTACCAATATAATAAAAACAGCTCAAGAAGCTATTCGGTATCGTTTTTTTGGAAGGGAAGAGTCTTATGATGAGATGGTAAAATCTTTTTATAAAACATTACCTCTTCCAACTATTAGAGCTATACTATATAGAATGGGACTTAAACGAGCTATTTATGAAGAGCCTTTTGATTGGGAAAAAGCTACTTCTCCATCAGCACGAACAGAGGCTACCACTAGGTTTAGTAAGGGTGGTCAAGTTACAGAATTAAAAAAAAGATTACAACAAAGGAATAAATAATATGGTTAAATCAAGATTATCAGATTATGCCACAAGAAAAGGAAAGGGAATGAATGAGTACTTTAAAGCAGGTAAGAAAGCTTACGGAGTAACCAATGAAGGAGCTTATACTCTAGGTAAATATTCTACACAAGGTAAGGGTGAAATAAAACCCAGTGCCTTTGATTTAGTTGAGTACTTTGGTTCAATATCTGTTTCAAAAGGTGGAAATATCGATACTAAAAAGAATAAAGAATTAGTTAAGATGGCAAAGATATTAAATAAAGAAGCACCAAAAGGTCATATGTTAGCTTACATTACACCAGAAGAAGCACAGCTTTTAAAAGCTATGGGAGGTAGTGGAGAAAAAACTAAGTCTGGAATACCAGCTTTCCCTGATTACGGTGGTGGTGGACATCATGGAATGGGTGGAGATACTTCTGGAATGGGAGGTCAAAGCGGTGGAAACAATGATGGAGGATATAGTTCTCCAGGAAATCCACATGGTGATGATGACAGTAGTAGTACTAATAATAATAATAATAATAATGATAATGATACTTATGGTTATAATGACCTAAGTACATATAGTCCTACATATAGTCCTCCTGAAGATAAAAGTTTATTTAGTAAAACTGATGATGGTTGGGGAATAAATGACCAAGGTCTTGGATTTGCAGATTCAGAAAAAGGATTTAGTTTTGGAGTTACTGGAAGTCTTAACTCAGTTAGTGCAGGGCTTAGTCAAACTTTTAAAAAAGGTGGTCTATTAGACACAAAAAGATTTAAGAAGGCTTAAGGTATAGCTTCTTAAAGACAACAAAAACAATAACAATAACTTGCTTAATGAAAGGAGTTAATTATGAATATACCTACAACAAGAGGTCTGGTATTTAATGCAGACCCATTTAAAAACTTAACAGTCGGCTTTGATTCTATCTTTGACCAACTGTCTTCAATGTCAAACTTTGAAGCACCGAGCTACCCACCTTACAACATTCGTAAGATTGGTACTGATGGTTATGAATTGGAAATGGCTTTAGCAGGATTCACTAAAGATGATATCGATGTTGAAGTTAAAGAAGATGTCTTAACTGTCTCAGCTTCTAAGGAGACTAAAGATAAGGAAGAAAGTTTCCTTCATAAAGGAATAGCCAAGAGAGCTTTCACTAGACGATGGACTCTTGCAGAACATCTTGAAGTAAAGGATGCAGAATTTAAAGATGGTATCCTTTTAGTTAAGATGAAACTTAATCTTCCTGAAGAAAAGAAGAGTAAAATAATTAAAATAAAATAACCTCGTGTTTGGGGCAGGAGGAATTTTTAGTGTATTCTAGGCGAAAAAAAACGCTCTAGGATGCACGAGGATTAACAAATCGGAGGTGTCTAATACCATAGCACCCCTTAAAAAAGGAGAAAAAAATGGAAAAACTAACAGAAGTTAAAGAATGGTTTATGAACCTAAGTAATAAAAAGAAAATTGGTATTGCTTTTGCAATAGCAATTATTATTGCTCTTATTGTATCTTAATTATAAAAGATAGGATTATAAAATGCCATTCGAAATGATTACCATGCTTGGTTCTACCGTTCTTGGTGGATTCATGAGTATATGGTCGCAAAGTATAAAAGCTAAACAAGCTCAACAAAAGATGCTTATACAAAGAGCAGAAGTTCAGACTAAAGCTTTCAAAGAAGCAAGAGAATATGATAATGCTGGGTTCCAATGGACAAGAAGAATTATAGCATTGACTGCTGTATTTGCCATTGTAGTTTTACCAAAATTAATTCCGTTGATTGACCCAAGTGCTCATGTAATTGTTGGATACACTGAATGGAAACCAGGTTTTCTATTCTTTACAGAAGGCAAAGATGTAATGCAATGGGTTCCAATGGCAGCAAAAGGAATAGTCATTACCCCTCTTGATACTAATTTAGTAGCAGCAATTATCGGATTATATTTTGGTGGGAGTTTAGTTAAGAAATAATTAAGCGTCTACTAAATTATAATACTCACAAGAAAGAATAATACTCTCAAGCTCATAAGTTTTCCCTTGATTCTCATATTGAGGGAATTCTTTTGTTAAACTATCATATAAGAAAGCAGAGTTCTGACTTAAATATTCAATACAAGCTGTTTCACTAGAAAAATATTCTGATTGGTAAACACTATGTAGAGGTAAAATAAAGTTAGCGAACATAGCAACAACTGCTATATACCACATCTCATCACCCTCCAGTCCACTCTTTAATATTATTATTAGTAACTATAAAATTATCAGTAACACTTACTGATGAATTCTCAGCAAGTTGTGGGTATATAAAAGTAACCACAGTATGCTCGTCCACATCTATTTCAATAGGAGAATATCCTGCACCTGTTTCTAGACTCCAAACATAACTCATAGTTTGTTTATCCAAATCATACACCTCCCCTTTTATTTTATATCCATCATCTTTAGGTAAGAAGACGATAGGAAATGCACCATTAGCATAATCT